CATCTCGCATATTCCCGATATTTTTTGATGTTCCACTTCTCGACAACATCGTTGCCGTCCTCATCATTGGTCAGGATATAAGCCACGGTCTTCTTGACCTTGGCAAACCGCCAACCACCATCCATACGCCACGGAGTTGTCACCCAGACTTTGTGGGGATACTCAGTGTAATATTCTTCCCGATTCTCAGAGAACTCAAAATATTTACCATATTCCTTCTCATCGAAGCACCCAACGATAGAACCATCGCCGTAAGGGGGAAAACTAACTTCAGTCGGGGCAAATGCCATGTCAATGACCTCTCTTGTTTCTCACTATACTTAATAGTACCATATGGTACAGGGCTTGTCAACTAAAATCTGTCAGGAATCCAAGAAAAATTGACATCATCCAGCCATCGCTCTTCACCTGTCTTGACTGATTTGATAGGGGGGAATGAGGGTTTATGTGTCATAGATAACACACCTGTAGGCACCTCTAGGACTTCCCAGAGGTCACCATGCTCACGAACACGGTTCTTGCCGTGGTTCGTCTTACCTGTAAGTTTGATAATCATCTTAGAACACCGCACTATCGTTGAAAGTGAACTTTTTGTGCCTCTCATCGGCACCATTGGCAAAGATAATGATATCGTCATCACCAACCTCACCACCGAAAATCACACGGTCATCGAAGACCCTGTGAAAGAAGTCAGGCTTGCCGAAGACCTTAACGGCAGAGTGAAACTCCTCACCCCGAAACCCAACAAAATGTAAATCTCTCTTCATCATATTTATATTATGACAGGCTGAGAGAGGTTTGTCAAGTTATTTCTTTGCGTATCTACCAGTTTTAGGTCTTTTTCTACCCATTTTTGTTTTGAATCCAGCAGAACCCGGCATTGTGACACGACCAGCACCCTGCCCACCAGCTTTACCAATATTTCTGCCAGATGGTACTTTGGTGATACCTCGAAGTTGCATTTGATCAGCAATCCATGCCTTCGCTGTAGGATTTTTCACTTTTTTCCTAGCTAGACTTCTGATCTGTTTTAACACATCATTAAAGATCGTGCCATCATCTTCTTTTATGTCGTTGTTATCTACGATGACCATGTTGCCCCTAAAGTGCTGGCTGAACTTACCCATGTTACTCTGCACCTGTTTCCATGACTTGGTTGCAACCGAATCTTGAACACTACGTTTGCGATTTGCATTACGTTCAAGTGCAACATCAATAGAGGTGTTAACAAATATCATATGTGTATCGTAACCTAACTGTTTTAACTTGACTGACTGATTTACAATCTTATCATAATCCTTACCAGTGCCATCAATGATAAGTCCGATACGTCCTTCAAGATAACCACCTTCACCTGTGGTAATATCTCCCATTTTAGCTCTGGTCACTTCCTTTGCTCTCTTTCGCAGTTTGTCACGCTCTTCTGCTTCACGCTCTGCCTTTGCAGTTCGCATGTCCATTTCAAGTCCGGCGTCCTTGAGATACTTCTCAAAAATGTCATCAGAGTTGACTATGCGTAATCCAGTTCCACCAGTGGTTTTCCCGACAACGAATGATTTACCGCTGCCGGGGCCACCAGCTAGAAAGAATGCTTTAAATATATTGGGGTCTTGTAGACCCTCTTGTAATTCGTGGAATGTTTTCATTCTTCCGTCCTATTAACTCTTGTTGTCGCATCAGTGCTATCATATATTTATGATCCTCAGAAATTGGTTCAACTCTTCTCTCTTGCGTTTGAAAGGATTGCATCTTCTTGATTCTGTTTTTAGCTTTAGACATTTTCTCTTCCTTTTTTTTATGATATTGGTTAGAGGGTTTATTTGCCATGATGTTTTGAGTTAATATCTCCTTTCTGGTTAAAATTTAGCTGTATTCCCGTCTTCATCATAATCAGGGATGTCGCCATAGAATTCATCATCAGAATATACGGGTTGGCTATCAAATGGTTTAGGTTCTGTATGATCGACAGCTTCAAGTTCTTTAAACCTGCTGTCCTTCGCAATCGTCATGAACATATGGTGCTTATCAGCTTGTCTGTTGAACACATGTTTAATTGATTTTACAAGAAAGTCGTTTCTTATAAAATCATGCCTCGGGTCTTTATCGTCTGATTTCTTTTTTATATTTACACTTACTATATCTCCAGCCCCAATTGTGGTATTACCGTTAACCCAAAGTTCTATAGGAATTCCAGTTTCTAAATTTGCAAATAGGGATCGTCTTTTTTGTAATGTAGTTTCTGCTCTAACAGGATCAAAAATAAATTCTGTCTCTCCCTTATTTCCATTGTAGACTTCATATTGTGAATTTTTATAAACTTCATTTTTGTTCTTAACTGTAGTAACTGGGGCTAAATACTGAATAGGGATAAAATCAGAAATTCTATTTCCAGCATCATCTACCGTACTTTTGTTATATAAGGGAGCATCCTTGATCATCTCTCCGAACCCAGCATTTCTGGTTGCATATTTTTCTAGACCGTGCTCTTGCAAACTTGTATCATCTAGATAATTGTAGGTGTTCACATTAAATTTTTTCTGCACGATATCATGAGTTATTAAACGAGAAGATAACGCACCTGATCCAAATGCGGTTGCAACGTCTGTTTGATCCAAAATTTTAATTCCAAGAATTTTTTCTAGTTCAAGAGTCATAATTTCATTTGGTTTCTGACCAGTTACTCTTGGATCGCCAGGGTCGCCTGGTGTGGTGTTTGAATCAGACTCATTAAACTTAAATCTGCTGCCCTCAGCATATAAACTCTGCAAAGACCTAAAATGATATCCTCTAAGATTTTCAAAGAATACAAATGAGCTCAATCCATGTTTCTGTGCTGTCGCTTGTGTAGTAAATTGTTGAATAAGTTGGAATGGATGAACATTATCAGAAATATGCTCTTTAGTATCATTGGCTTTCTCAATATACAATCTCTTTCTAGACTTTAAATCATTTCTCAATATATCTTCAACCATTTTGTGATACTCGCCCCTAAATGATCTAGACAAAAGAGTGCGTTGATTGTGAATACTCTCTGTTGAATAAAACTCTAGAGTAAGCACTTCAGCACCATTATCTTCTGCTTGCCCAACCTTGGTAACATGAAAGACGTTTTTATCAAATTTTAGTTTATGGGTCGAATCTTGTAGTGTTGGAGTTGACACAACCAACTTTAGATATTCCTGACCAACAAATGGGCCGGTCTGCGTTAACGCAATATCATTGACGATCTGAACTTCACCATAAAGAGAATTCTCATAGATTCCTTCATATAAGGTCAATTCTAATATTGATTCGTGGACAGGTATAATATTACCAGTTGAAGTTAACAGAGTACATTCTTCAATCTCAAATTGCCCCGCTTGAGTAAATTCCATTATGTGCCTCTAGTTTGATTGTAAAGCTTCGTATTCTTTTACAAATTTACTAATAAAATTGCCCGCCAAAATACTTATCGCTCTTCGCTCATCTTGCAACTTTTCTTCAAATTCAAAGTTTGTTACAAGAGTGGCTGATGGATAGTCTGAATTGTCACTCCCAATATTTATGGTCACATTTGTGTCGCCAGAGGATTGTGCTATTTCATAATGATGAACACCATCGGGATTATCATATTTTGAAGCGAGATATGCTTGAAATTGGTTAACATTCATCGGCCATTGATGATAACGATCATATATGTCATTGACCAACAAAATAACCCAATGAAGTTCAGCATCTCCATATAGATCAAATGCAAGAGACTCGGGTGTCTCACTTCCTCTTATTAAATATTTTTCTAGTATTGTGCTATTCTCTTTAAGAGCTTGCCTGGCACCAATCCGCTTCAATATATTAGTCACAGTAACGGGATTACCATTTGCAGTATTGGTATATTGTATTCTTGGAAATTTTTCAAAGTACATATTAGTAACCCTGTGCAGCTGCTTCTTGTGTGATGATTTCTACTTCTTCAAATGACATTGAAATTGTTGTGTTCTGTGGTGGGGCTCCTTTGTCTCCATCAACAGGAGCGTAGGCAGTATATCTATCTCCACCATATTTAACATCAAGATCAGTTAAATAACATGTAGAAATTTTATTTATATACTCATTCTCTTTAGGGGCACCATCTTCACTATTGAAGAAATATTTTATATCCATTGTGGTTGGAATTGACATAGTTCTTCCCTCACCACCTGCTCCTGTCGCATCACCAGCACCAATAATTGATCCAACCACACTGCCAAAAGATTCTGCGTATCTAGGAAGCATTGCCAACTTAAAGGCCTGAACAATTTGATCTACCTGTTTCGCTTCTTGGAATGACTTGGGTATAAATGCAAATGTAAATGAAAATTTTCTTCTGGCAACACCTGTGAAAAGCATTTCCATTTTTTTGGTCACTACCTTTCCTTCTGTTAACATTATTGCTTCTTTTAAACCTTGACCACCAACAATATTGGCAGCACCACTAACAGCAGTACTTACACTTCGTTTTCCCATACCAACAGCAGCATCTACCGCTCCACCACCCATCGCACCGGCTGCTCCCCAAAATTCTTTGGTGCTGTTAAATTCGCCAAGACGGTTAGCAAGAGCTTCTGCTGTTGCGCCTATTTCTACATCTTCATAGTTTGACTTATATTGCACACTAACTTGAGGTGGCATGTACAGTGCAATTTGTGTTGCGACTGACTTTGATTTTCCCTTCAGTGCCAAAGAGCGTTTCTTGAATCCTGAACTGTCTGTAGTTTTTGTAACTTTTCCGTTACTTATTGCATGAATTTGGAATATGACGTAGTGACCCTGTTGAGTATCAGCATTGTCCACTGGATAGGATAATAGCTGAGGGCCTGCAAGTCTTTTCCCATATTGGTTAGTTCTACTGTCTAGTCCTTGTGCGGAACGAATTCGTTCATTGGCAGTTGTATGCCTTTGAGCCGTTCTGGCAGGGCCGGACGCTCTAACCTGTGATAAGGGTTGACGGATACTGGTTCCATTTGCCATTATATTGCACCTTCCTAAATAGTATTTCTATAAGGTATTTATACATCATGTCATACAAAGGTAACTACACACCAAAAAATCCTTCAAAATACAGAGGGAATCCTAACAACATAATTTACCGTTCTCTTTGGGAACGAAAATTCATGGTATATTGTGACCAAAGCAATTCTATTGTTGAATGGGGCAGCGAAGAAGTAATTATACCTTATGTCTCGCCTTGGGATGGCCGAGTGCATCGTTACTTTCCAGACTTCTATATAAAGGTCAAGCAACATGACAACAAGATAAAAAAATACATCATTGAAGTTAAACCAAAGAAACAATGTAGTCCACCAGACCCGAAACCCGCAAGAAAAACTAAACGTTGGTTCTCTGAAGTCAAAACATGGGGAGTCAATGAAGCCAAATGGAAGTCAGCAAATTCTTGGTGTTTGGATAATGGCATGGAATTTAAAATACTGACTGAAGATGATTTGGGTATTCGTTATAAATAAGGGTATGGCTGATAGCGATTACATACAGGGCGTTATAGACGCTGCAAAAGGCAAACCATACTCAACTGAATGGTATCGGGAGAAGATCAAGGAATTTGGTCAGCCCGGTCGGTTAGACCTTATTAGAGATGGTAAGAGAAGAAGCTCACCGTTTGGTGGGACGTTGAATATGTTTGTGTATGGACCTAAACACAAAAAGAAATTACCATATTATGATACATTCCCTTTAGTGCTTCCAATAGAAAATTATAAGGATGGATTCTTGGGCATAAACTTTCATTATCTACCAATACCTCTAAGAATGAGATTGTTGGATAAGATGCTCGACCAAGACCTAAAAACAAGTTATCAGGCAGTAAAAGGAATTAGTTTGGTAAAACCTACTTTACATAGATATTTAGCTGGATATACAAAATCACAATTTCGTAAGATTGAGGAAGATGAATTGGTTGTAGCAACATTGCTCCCTGTTCATAATTTCAAAAAATCCTCTGCTAAGGCAGTTTGGGCAGATTCAAGGAAAATGATCTAATGGCAGACAATACAGAAAGAGGTCAAGAACTTTTAGATAATGCTTTTGCTTCTCCAACAATTCGTCCTATACCAACGCCGGTTCCAGGCGAAACAAGGTTTGGCAAAAAAGTAGACCTGACTTCAACGACCATAACTGGTAGAGGAGTATCAGGAGTTATTGATCAGCTGCGTACAGAATTAGCATCAAGTGGTATGCCTCAATTAAATAGATTTCAAGTAAATATTAATCCACCCGAAATTCTTGGAGAAGGCTCCGGTGCTCTACGCCGGATGATGATCCGAACACATTCAGTATCTTTGCCAGGCAATACACTAGATACAATTCCAGACAATAACATATATGGACCAAACAGAAATATTGTATCTGGTGTTCAATTTGCAGATTCGGTAGCCATGAAATTTATCATGGACGAAAGATTTGATATAAAAAAGTATTTCCAACAGTGGCAAAAACTGATGTACAGTGATGCTACATGGAATCTAAAATATTATTCAGAGTATATCGGGACTATAGATATTTTTGTATTGGACAGAAATTTTAGACCAACAGCAGGATACAGAGTGTGGGAAGCATATCCTTCAACCATTGGGTCAGTAGAATTTACAATGGGCAGTAATGAATTTGTCAAAGATTTTTCTGTTGATTTCAATTTTAGATACTGGAGTGACATAGCTGAATATGGAACTTCACAACCAACTAACATACACAGAAGGGCTAGAGAATCTGAAAGGCGAGGTTTAATCGCTCGATCAGAAAATCAATTTTAAGTGATTTGAAAAAGGAGATAACAATATGGCTTTGCCGAAACTTGAAACACCGACATATAATATGATCGTTCCCTCTACGGGAGAAGAAATTAAATATCGACCATTTCTGGTCAAAGAAGAAAAGATTTTGCTTCTTGCAATGGAAGAAAATAAACAAGAATTAACCAATCAGGCAGTCCTTGATTTGGTTAGTGCTTGCACTTTTGAAAAAATAGGATCAAACGATGATCCTATGTTTGATATTGAATATGCATTTATTAAAATTAGGCAGAAGTCGATTTCTGAAACGGTAACTGTTAATCTACTCTGCTCAGATGATAATAAAACTTATGTTGAGACAGAGATTAACCTTGAAGATATCGAAGTCACGCTTGATGTTCATCACGACTCGTCATGTTCTCTTGGTAAAGATATGTCTGGAAATGATGTTTCTATTGAATTGAGTTATCCAACTGCAGCTAGCAGTATGTTGGCTCAAAAAACAGAGAGTCCGACCGAGCAAATATTTTCTATTGTTAAGAGCTGCATAAAGTCAATTACTTTTGGTGAGGACGTTTATAATATTGTGGATATATCTAAAAAAGAACTTGATGAGTTTGTGGATAGTCTAACGCAAGATCAATTTGCGTCTTTGAACGATTTCTTTGAGTCGATGCCAAAACTTACACATGAGGTAGAGATTACTAATCCGAACACACAGGTAAAATCTACAATTACTTTGGAGGGGCTATCAGATTTTTTAGGTTAACTCTTTCTCATAATAATCTGTCAGCGTACTTTAAGATTAATTTTGGAATGATGCAACACCATAAGTATAGTTTAACAGAGATTGAAAATATGATACCTTGGGAAAGAGATATTTATGTTGGATTATTGACACAGTGGTTAAAGGATGAAAAGGAGCGACAAAAGAAAAATTAATAAAAAACAGGAGTTAATATCGTGGTTCAAAAGAAATTACAATCAGAATCGCAATATAATGAATATGACTTGGATGGAGATGGTGTAGTGAGTGACAAAGAACTAGAAGTTGTTACAAAGATGCATGAAGCAGAAGCAGCAGAAGAAAAAGCAGATGCTCAAAGGCGCATGGCTTGGATATCTATGGCGGCGATGATTATATTCACCGTCATCGTTATGATTCCGGGCTTCATTCCAGAAACCAGATTGAAACTTCTAGGCGACCTATCTGCTCTGTTCTACATTGGTATGGCCGGTGTGGTAGGTGCATATATGGGCATGACCGCATATATGAGTAGGAAGTAGTCAGATGGCAATTGATGATACAGTTGTAAACCAAGCACAGATAAATGCTGCTAGAAGTTTTCAAGATGCAACTAGAGATTTGCAGAGGTTGATTGAGAATCAAGGAAGGGTAACATTTCTTGAGGAAGCAGGTCTTACTAAAAAAGATTTGTTAACAAAGTTGGAAGACAAGTTTTTAAAAAGTCAGATTGCTAGGGCAGCCTATAATCAATTTATTGCCATAAGAAAACAGAAAAAAGAAGACAAGGCAATGGCCGCTGCCTTGGGTATGGATAAGGCACAATACAAGCGATATAAAAGACAAGTTGCTGAGGATAAGGCAAGAAAAGCTTTTGAAGAACAACGTGTCGCCTCAATGCAAGAATTGATAGGTGAGGAAGCAACGCAGCAACAATTGGCTATGGAAATCGTTCAGAGAGATGAAGAACGCAAAGTAGCGGAAGCTGATGCGGCTCTAGCGGCATCTGAACAACAACTAGCTAATGGGGAGATTACGGAAGAGGCCCATCAAGCGCAAATTGAAGTCCATCAATCACAAGTTGAAGCTTCAGACCTTGCCATGGAAAATGCAGAAAAGACACTTGAGGAAACCAGAAAAGCGAATGAGGAAAAAGCTGCACTTGATCAACAAGCAGCGGATGAACGTGCAGCAATAGATGCCAGAGCGCTCATAGAGGGTAGGACCAGAGAGGCACACCTCGCTGATATGTCCACCGAAGCTTATGATGCAATGCGGGAGGCCGCAGAGCAAGAAGTGGAAGAACGCAATCGCAGCGGCGGGCACAACCCGCCGCCTTCGGGCCCGACTGATACCGATACACCGCCGGACCCGACTGATGTGGTTGCAGGACTTGAACTGATAGCTGAAGAAATCTCAAATTCAAGCAGCGTTGACGGTGGCGGCGATGATGGGATATCACCAGCAGAAAGAGATGCAGCTGCAGCTGAACAAAGAGATTATCGTGTAAAACACCTTCAATTATTAGAACAAATTGCAGCGAGTATAGGAAGTGGCGGCGGTGGTGGCGGTGACGATGGCGAAGGTTCTGGTGGCGGATTGAGTGGGATTGGTAAAACGATGGCCGCAGTTGGCAAAGGAATTGGAGCACTTGGTAAAGGAATTGGCAAAGGAATTGGAATGGCCTTAAAAGGCCTTGCTGTTGGATTGAAGGCATTTTCAAATCCGAAAGTAGTACTTGGTGCTACATTTCTTGCTGCTTCAATAGCAATTATTGGCGCTGGTATTGCGGCCGCAACATGGATACTGGGTAAAGCGCTTCCGACATTTGCAGAAGGCATGAAGTCCTTTGAAGAACTAGACGGTGATGCATTAATACAAGTTGGTAAAGGTATGGGTGCAATTGCCTTAGGAATGGCAGCGTTTGGCGTTGGAACAGCGGTGGCCGGACTAGGATCACTAGTTGGTGGGATTGCATCGGGAATTTCAAGTTTATTTGGTGGAGAAGACCCGTTAGAAAAACTTCTGAAGTTCCAAGAATACAATTTTGACGAACCTAGAATTACGAATAATGCTAATGCAATGGTTTCGTATGGTAAAGCAATGGCAGCATTAGGTGGAGGACAGGCGGTAGCGGGAATTGGTGCCGCCGTTGGTGCGATTGGTGGAGCAATAGCAGGACTTTTTGGAGCAGATGATCCATTAGACAAATTGTTTGAGTTTGAAAAATACAAATTTGATGTTGCAAGGATCAAATCAAATGCTGAGGCAGTGAAAGCATATGCTGAAGCAATGAAAGACTTTCCTGAGTCTCCATCAGCTAGTATATTTAAAGCGGCAAACGATGCTATAATTGGATTCTTAGGTGGCGAAACCGATCCATTAGCTCCTATGATAAGATTCGGGAAAATAAAATTAAACAATGAACAAATTATTGCGAACTCAACTGCGTTGAAATCATATGCTGAAGCAATGAAAGACTTTCCCAAATCACCCTCAGTTGGTCTATTTGAGGGATTCAAAAATGCTGCAATTGCATTCATAGGTGGGGAAACCGATCCACTTGCTCCTATGATTAGGTTTGGGAAAATAAAGTTAAACACCGAACAAATTAAGGCGAACTCAGCTGCAGTGAAAGCATATGCTGAAGCAGTAAAAGACTTTCCTGAGTCTCCATCCGTTAGTCTACTTACAGGAGTAAAAGATGCTATAATTGGATTCCTAGGCGGTGAGACAGACCCATTCGCTCCTATGGTCAGATTTAGTAATTTGGTACTTAATACTGAAAATATTGTAAAAAATGCGGGTGCAGTAAGGGCGTATGCTGAAGCAATAAAAGACTTTCCTGAGTCTCCATCCGTTAGTTTATTTAACGGAGTAAAAGATGCTATAATTGGATTCCTAGGCGGCGACACTGATCCTTTTAGTCCAATGAAAAAATTTGGTGACATGACACTTAATACTGAAGGTATTGTAAAAAATGCAGGCGCAGTAAGGGCGTATGCTGAAGCAATGAAAGGTATTCAGGCATTTAAATCAACTGATATAGGCGGTGCAATTGAAGATATTCAAAAGGTAGTTAATGCATTAGGTAGTGGTAATCCAGCTGGATTGTCAGCATTTAGTGAAGCGATGAGTTCTATTAATGGACTTGATGCATCTAAAATATCACTTCTTCAAGGTATTAAAATTCCACAAATTACACCTCAAACCGCTGCAGAATATGAAAGAGTATTCAATGCAATGCAGAAAAATCAACCTGATCTTATAGACAAAGTTAGCTCTACTCTTGGTAGATTTTTTGGAGGTTCAAGAGAATCAGGTCAGCGAAGCAATCAAGCAACAATGGTGTCAGAAACCCCGCCCACAATGCAGGCACAACCTGCTGTTAATATAAATGCACCACAAACCTCATCTACTGTAACAAACCAAAGTAACTCAAATACAACGCCAGTAGCAAATATGCCAACCTCACATTCTGCGGCACAACTGAGATCATCCTTATCCTTCTAATATAAAAAA